CTTGACCAAATATCTTGTCTTGTTGTTTTGTAGATAAAGCACCGATTGCTTTTGTCAAATCTCTCATAGCATAAACGAAAGCATCTCTAATGGCACCACGACCTTTAAACTTTCTCTCTACAGCTTTTATATCTAAGGCAGTCTCACCTTTGTTTTTTAAATGACCTTTGTTACGAGCAGCAATTAACTTACCATCTCTCCAACTCACCATTAAATTTTGACCATCAGTTTTTTCAGTAACATTATCCTCTCTGTTTAACTGACCACTTAATCCTAATTCAATGATTTTCTTTAAATCACCAAATGTTAAATCTTTGTCATCAAAAGGATGACTCATGTGTCCGTATGCTCCTCCCATTAATAATAACTCCTTACCGTTTCTTGGTAAATCACTTGTAAGTGATAAAACTTCTTTTACAATTTCTAAATCATCATGTTGTTCATTTCCCCTATCCTTATCTACTGGATCTGGCTCTTCATCAGCAACTACTTTTAATGTTTTTGGTGAATCTTTAATGACCGCTCCCCTCTCTCTTTTCATAGGATCTCTATACTCATATTCTTGATTAGATAAAATCATATCAATATGGTCTAACCATTTATTCCAAAGTTCACTTCCAACTAAATCTATTTCACTTCCAGCTGCAGGTTCTTTTACACCAGCAGGTCCGTATGATACTGAACCAATAGGTCCGTTAGGATACACATTATCTTTTACATAATCAAAATCTTGACTATAATAAGCATTGTCATCAACTAATTCTTTAGCAATTTCCCATCCTAATTTACCAGCCTCTAATTCACCCCTTTTACGATATCCAGATAAACTCGAAAACATTGAAGGTCCATCATCCGTATCAACACTATTTATTTGACTACTTTCAAAAAGACCAAGATAAACTTCGTATAACTTTCTAAACTTATTTGTCATCATATTATACAAACCTTTATCGAAATATCCAAATGTTTTTTTGAAAAACTTTTGTCTTTCTTTACCATCTATATTTGGATTACCTAACATATCTCTTGTTTTAGTTCCACTTATATTTCCAAATTGTGGAGCAGTAACAAAATACCCATGTTCTTCAAATCCTCGTATATCACCTTTACTCTTTTTATAATCTTGATAATAAGTCTTACCACCATCTTTCTTTGTACCACCTTTTAATCTACCAGCATCTTTTTGACCAAATGCGTATACAACTGCCGTAGTTTCAGAATCGAACTTTTTAAGTAGATTGTCTGCTACATATGGTGTCTTTTCTTGAACGATACGATTCTTTGGAATACCCACCTTTACCATGTGACGAACCTTTTCTTTAAAGTTCATTGGATGTCTTGGTGGTTTCTTTATATTAGATGTGGTTATATAAGCTTCATCAACTTGTTTAGCTAACCACTTATATGTAGCAAGATGACCTGAATGAAAGGGTTGAAATCTACCACCGAATACACCGATAGTTTTTTTAATTTTAGTTGGTTGTTCATTTACTTTTTTGTAACCACTACCATAAGGAACTGAAGTGTGTCCTTTCTTTTTCATCTTCTTTATCTTAGAAAGTTTAGAACCACCCTTGATAGTTCCATCACCAGCAACGATACCACCTATATCTTCAACAATAGGTTTAGTTATTTCTTCTATTAGTTTCTTTAAACTCATATGTTCAATTCCAATATTTGTCTCATTCTATCTTCTATCGGTCTTGGCAAACTCTTTACATCATAATAACCAAACTCAGAATGTTCATGGTCTAATGTAGGTTCAGGCTTACCATCCATTTCTGCTTTATATAACTTGCAAAAACGATTGTACTTTCCATCTTTTATCGTACCTAAATATACTAAACTTTTAGGGTTAATGTCAAGCATTGTTTCTTCTTTTAATTCACGAGCAGCACCTTCACGAAAAGTTTCACCTTTTTCAACACCACCCATCGGAACAGACCAAAAGTTTGGGTACTTACCAGCAGTTTCGGAACGTTTTACTAAAAGAATCTGACCTTCAGATACAATAGCAACACCACCTACTCTTCGTGGTGGTTTAGTTAAATGAAAATCTCTTTCGTTTAGTAAATCTTTTAATTTTGGTATAGACATAGATATTCTCCTACATCTATAAATATATG